CCGCCTCCACCAGGTCCGTTCAAAGTAAATGCATCTGAAACGATAGGAGTAGTTGCAGTTCCTAGAGCGAAGTGAAAGAAAGGAGTTGATACGTTATCAACATTGTCAATAGTAGTATTAGCACCTCCTTCAATAACAACAAAATCTCCAGCAGCTACAGAGCCAAGAGCAGTACCAATAGTAGCATTACCTTGGTCTGCAATAAAAACTTGTTTTACACTTTTCATTTTTGTTTAGTTTTAAAGTTTAACATTAATTATTCATTCATACTTGTTTTTGCCATTTTTACTTGATATCCTGGATGATTGATATCTCCCGCAGCAATCAATGTAGCAATATCTACGATTTCTCTATGAGCATGTTCTGGTAGCTCACAATCTTGGTTTGTTGCTATCAATGATCCGTCAGGAAGATTATACTGTCCTCCAACCCCGTCAGGAAAGGCAATCCTTGCGGGCTCTCTTAAGTAATCAAGAATAAAAGACGTAACCGTAAAACTTCCATCAGTATAACCGAATATTCTATTGGCATCGGTTGCTAAATTAGACAGGGTACCATATACAATAGGTATTTCTCCCCATTCATAAGAAGGATTATAGTTTGGGTCTGATAAACAATTACTCAGATCATCATGTTGTGTCGGTTTGCATATTACGGTCTTATCTCCACATGAAGCTTTATTTACTACAGCTTGAACTCTTATAGCAAATATGTAATCAGTAGGTAAAGTTCCGTCATATGAAACTGGATCTAAGATAACCTGAGAAGCTGGCAATGAAATATTTTTCATCACCAGGTTTCTCAAATCATCTATTCTTTTTTGACTTCCTTCAAAGCCTTGTTGAGTGATATTATTAATACCATAACGTTGTTTTAGGAAAAGCTCCTGAGCTTCATTCAACAACCAATCGATCTCAGGGACCTGAAAATCTCTATAGTCATTGCTATCAAGTTTATTGAACTTGATCTTGAAATCATAATGCATTTCCTGAACAGTCATTATACTCTAGCTTTTAGGTCATCAGTTAGTTTAATAAATAGTTCTTGATTCTTAGGATTAAGTAGATAATCTACTGTACTGTCGTAATCAAATCCTATTTGTTGGTCATTATATAGGTAAGCAGTTCCTTTTGTCCTTAGAATACCTTTGTTCTCTAGATCAAAGATCAGAGCTTTGGTTTTAACTTCTTCAGGAGACATAGACGCTACTTCTATAAATCTCTTAGGTTCGTCTTCAACGATCTCATAAAGTTTTGCATATGAGAATTCTTCTGAACTACTATCAGCAGCTCGTCCAAATACTTTTAGAAGGTCTACACGTTTAGAATGAGACAGTTTAGAGAAAAGTTGATTTGCTTTAGCTTTAACCTCAGCAGTTCTTGCTTTTTTCTCTGTTTCCTGTTGCTCATCATAGATAACGTATTTAGCATAAGGCCATTTACCTTCATCATACTCTTTTTGAGAGTTGGCAACATATTTACTGGCTCTCATAAGTGAAATTTGAAGCTCTTGAAATGGAATCTTTGTATCAAAGATCATTGTCTTGTCTTCAAGCTTTACTTTAAATGTTTGCCAGTATTTATTGGTATCTACTGCCGAAAGATCAACTCCTAACAATTTAGAAAGTCTTTCTTCCGCTTTTCCATCCAAGCCTGTTGCAAGTCTTCCAAGAGAAGAATCAAAAATAGCCTGAATTATATCAGAAGTACCTTGAAATTTGGCACGACCTACTTTATGTAGGCCATGCCATCTTTCTTTAATGATTGGTTTTACATATACAAGATTTTTAGCACTCATTTATGTAATAGTTTTAGTGATTAATTATTGCAATCCAAGAATAAGTTCTCCACATCGGGTAACGTCATCGATCTGGATACCACACTGATCGTGAACGATCATAGTGTAAGCATCTTTAGCGTTTGACATCAAGCCTCCTTTGTTTGGTCCGTAAGGAGTTTGAAGACCTGATACATAACCCAATTTGTAACCATTTTTCTTGCTTACGTATTTGATGTTTGCTTCACCACCTGCATTACCGAAATCAAGGAAAGTAAATCTCATTGATTCTACTGGTACTTGCAATGATGGGTGAATAATATGATTGATCTCACGGTCATCGTACAATGGATTGTGACGAAGAGTAAGAGTAATACCGTTAGGTCCGATATATTTTACAAACTGACCACCGAAAGCAAGGTTTCTACCTTCTCCTGTAATGAATTTAGAATCCACAGTAAGGAAAGGAGCAGAAGCGTTTGACATAGCTTGGTGGAAAGCAAGCATACCGTATTCACCTGTATAAGCAACAATATCACGATTTGACATATCAACACGTCCGAAGAAAATATCTAGAAGATATTCACGGATCAAGTCTTCAGTCAAAGTATTGTATACGTGTACATGCGAATCTTTTAGCAATTCCTGAACACCAGGTCCAGTACGTGCAGCTCGTCCATTAGCACCAGCTACTCCGTTTGCCATTTGACCGTACCAAAGAATACGCTCTTTTTCTTTATACCATTGAATCCAATATTCAGACTCAGCATACTTCAACCATTTGTAGTCTTTGTATACTTTACCTTCTGAATCCATAAGAGCAACTACAAGAGCCTGATTAGCAGCATCTCCAGTAATTGAATACTCTTTACGAAGTGTAGAAAGTTGAGAACGAAGTTTCATCGGCATAGCGTAAGTAGTAGAACCAGATTGGTCACCACCTTCTTCGTATACTGAGAACATTTTACTGAACTGTACACCTACAGCTTGCTGAGCAGCTACCAAAGAAGCGGTAGGATCATCATTTTGTAGACGACATGTATAAGCATAGCCACCTCCTGATGGAGAAGGACCTGATTGGATACGTATCAAAGTACGCTCAGTTCCTGCACTAGGAGAAATAACATCTCCTGGCTTAAACCAGTCTTCATCCAAAGTAAGAGTAAAAGCTGTGTTACTGATTCCATTTCCTACTGCAGCAGCGATAGCTGTAAGAGGGCGGGTAGAAGCTCCCATTAGCTCCCATTCCCAATCGAATGATTCGATTTCAGAAGTTCTTCCTGCACCTTTGGTCATAGCTGTCAGAGGGTTATCCGCTAGACGAGAAGCAGTAAAAACTCTGGTCAATACTTTGTCAAATTTATGAGGTTCTGCCAAGAAAGCAGCACCCAAGTGATTTGTCTCAGTAAAGTTAGCATGCCAAGGACGAGTAAGAACGGTCAATCTTGATTGTGTGTTCATTTTTCGTTAGTTTTAAGGTTTGACACTATTATTAATTATTGATAAAAATTTACTTATAAATCCCAATCAGATCCTTTTGAGGATGTGGCTGGTTTTTTTCCTCCTCCAAACTTAGCTTGAGTACCTGTTTTACTCTTACTATGTTGAAGTTGTTCTCTTAGTTTAGAAGACAAATTAGATTCAGATTTTTTCTTTACAGGATCTAAATTATAATTTGTCATTCTCAAATAAGCTTTCAATACAAAATCTTCAAGATTCTGAGAAGCTTTCATTTCATCTGCTTGATATTGAGTCACATATTGAGGACCTTGTGGACTATCTATCTTTACAGTTGGTTCTGTCATATAAGTAAGAAGATCTTTCTTGGCCTTTCTTGTCAAGGGGAATCCTTTAATCTCTTCTGATTCCTCTACCAAACTTGAAATGTTGGTAAGTACCTCTTGACGTTGTTGTTCTTTTGCCTTTTTTTCCTCTTCTCGCCTAATAGCTAGATTTTCTTTTTGTTTTTTAGCGTAAAAAGCAAGACGCTCTTTTGCTTTCTCTGCTTGTTTTTCAAGTTTACCAAGATCTGCATAGTCTTCAATAGTTTCTTGAATCTCTTCTGCAGAGTCACCTCTAAGTCTCATAAACTCAGCAATTATCCATTTTTGATTATTTTCATTCTCTTCAATGGATATATTCTCATAGTCAGGTGTTCCATAACTTTCTTTAAAGTCTGCAATAGACCCACCTTCCATCATATGTTTCAATAATTCTTTACCTTCTGAAGGCAAACTTCTTTGAAACATGTCAATTTCTTCTTTAACTCTAGCTTCGATAGTACCTGCAAATGCATTCATAAGTCCTTCTTCACTAGCCTCAAATTCTTCTTCATTGATATCTAGAAGTTCTTTTTCTGCTAACATTTTAGCAAAAATTGAAAATTCATTTTCTCCTTCTTCTTCTTCAGTAGTCTCTTCTTCAGTTTCAGAAACAGGATTTTCAGAACTCTCAATTTCATCAGGATTAAAATCTACAGATTCAGAAGGAATACTTTCTTCGTCATCTTCATCTAGATCTTGAAGCTCTTTCTTCATATCAGGTTTTACTCCCTCAGATTCAGTTTTCTTTTTTTCAATTACGTTAAAAACTGGATCAGGATCATTACCTGTACCAAAGGCTTCATCAAAACTAGGCTCATCAATGTCCCAGATTTGATCATTAACTTCGTTGCTGATTGGTTTTTCGCTCAAAGTGTTTTCTTGCATTTCCATGTTTAATTGTTTACAAATATAATTAGTTATGTTTTAGGTTTATAATAAAATTTGTTATATAAATTAGGTTTATAAATTAACGTATAGCGAAAGTAGTAAATATATACTGTAATTAGTCTTTAATTCCTGCACTTCCTGCAGCTCCCCCTGCTATAATTCCAGATGCAGTATATACACTATTTAAAAAGTCTTTTAAAGTTTTTTTATCTTTT